TTCAGAACATGAGCAACCGAGGAGGCAACAGGTGACGACCAAGGCAGAACGCGAAGCCGCGAGGAAGGCAGCGGAGGAAGAAGTCGAGACCGAGGGCGCCGAGGAGCAGGAGGCGGCCGAGGAGGAGGCGGCTGAGGAACAGGCACCGCCGACAGGCCCAACGCAAACCCCGGTCGAGGAGCACGACGGCGACGAGGCAGCCAAACCGCAGGAACCAGAAACGGTGCCGCCGGCCGCGCCCGAGGAGACCGAGGGCGCCGAGGCGGCGCCAACCGTCGACGACGGCGTCGAAGACGTCGAGCTCGGACCGCCGGTTGTCGGCCAGTGGGTACAGATCACTGCCGGTGATTACGCCGGCCGGTTCGCCGCCTATCTCGGCAACGTCCAATACGAGGAGGCCGACCCTCAGAACCCGTACGCGCCCCCGGTCCCGGCGATGATCCAGGTCCGCACCCGCGACGCCGACAATCTCGTGCTCGACGTCGACTACGCGGACGTGTCATCCACCATGTACTCCGGCGGTCGCTGATGTCACGCATCGGCGTCGGCACCAGCGGCACCGTCTGCCTCGACATGGTCGCGATCGCCGTCGAGCCGCGCAACGCCGACTCAGTTGTCGTCAACAACCTCGCCGGCGACACGCTCAACTACTACTCGAACACCGCGTCGGCGCCGGCCGGCACGATCGCCGCCGCAGCATCGCAGACGTTCACGCAGCCGGTCTGGATTCAGTCGCAGGGGCGCACGTCGGTCAGGCTGACCGGCGGGCAGTACGGGAACGTCTGATGGCCGCGGCACCCGACACCGCCGCGGCACCAGCCCCGCCGCCGAACCTGCGCATGTCAGAGCAGGAAGCGAAGGAATGCGGCAGCTGCATCTTCTACGACAACGTCCACTGCTCGAAGTTCCCGCCGCTGTGCGTCGACGACGAATGGCTCTGTGACGCGTGGAAGGCGGGCGGCAAGGACACGGACGTCGACCAGGGGCCGCCTCCGCGCACCGTTCGCGAGGCGCAACGCCAGTCGCTCGCACGCCTGCGAGCAGCCAAAACTTCAGGCCAATAGGCGCCAGGAACCGGCTAGCCGGAAACAGCGCCGCGACAGAAGGAGAGGATCAGTGTCATTTGCTGATCAGGGCGACGCTCCCGTACAGCCCGAACAGGGCCAGGGCGAGAGCGGCGCAGCGCCGTACCAGTCCTATCTGGACCGGATCACGGACGAGGAGGCGCGCGGCATCGCCGAAGAAGGGTTCAAGTCCTTCGACGCCGGCGTCTCAAAGAAGTTCGCGGAACACGCCTCCTACCGCAAACAGTGGGAGCCGTACGCCGAGATGGGCCTGCACCAACAGGACCCGCAAATCGTCGGCTGGGCGATGCAACTCGCCCAGGCGGCGCAGACGGACCCGCAGGCGTTCTACCAGTGGGTCAACGGCGACTACGCGCAGCAGTTCGGCCTCGAACCGGCGGCGCAGGACGAGTTCGCCTACGAGGACCCCAACCAGCAGCTCAACCAGCAGCTCACGCAGCGCATCGAGCAGCTCGAGGGGTACCTACAGAACGTCGACGGGCGGTTCGAGGAACAGGCCGAGCAGCAGGCCCAGCAGGAGGCGCTGCACATGATCGAGGGGCAGATCTCAGAACTCAAGCAGAAGTTCGGCGACGAGTTCGACCGCAACGCGCTCGAAATGGTGCTGCCGCACTTCACCGAGAGCGCACAATCGCTCGAAGAGCTCGAATCGGCCGTCCCGCGCGCCTGGGAGGCACTGCAGGGACTGCTGAACAAGCGCGAGCAGCAGGCATTCAGCGGGAAGCTGAACGCACCGCGGGGCCCGGAATCATCCGGCATGCCGGACGTGAACCCGCCCCGCGCGCACACGCTCAAAGAAGCACATGCGATGGCGATGGAGATCGCCAGACAAGGCGGCACAGCCCGCTGATAGACCCGACGCTAGGGCAAGCCCACAGCCTTCAAAGGCCAGGGGGCGACGTACAGCGCCAGGGGTGAAACAACCGAATGGACAACCTCTGACGCCTTTAGGAGGCGATGAACCTTGGCAACCACAAACCTGGCGTCCGCGGACGCCTACCTCAAGAACGTCTACTACGAGCCGTGGGTGGAGCAGCTCAACCAGGAGACGGTGATTCTCGACGTGCTCGAGAAGACGAACGCGAACGACATGGGAACGTTCGGCGGCCGCCAGCTGATCTTCGCCGCGCACTCCTCTCGCAACCGTGGCCGCGGCGGTACGACCGACGGCGGCACACTCGCCACGGCAGGCACGCAGGGCGGTGTCGACGGGATCGTCAACATCAAGTACTTCAACGTCGCGATCGAACTGTCCGATCAGGTGATCCGGCAGACGAAGACGGATGCCGGCTCGTTCGTTCGCGACCTGACGTTCGAGATGGAGATGGCGCAGAAGGACATGCGCAAGGACGTGACCCGGATCGCGTACGGGACCGGCGACGGCCTGCTCGCCTCGTGCACGACAACCCAGGCGGGTGTCAACACGTTCGCCGTCGACTCCGGGCAGTACATCGCGGTCGGCGACACGGTCGACGTGATCGTCCGCTCGACGGGCGCGACCGGCACCGGTGCGCTCGCGCGCACCGTCACCGCCGTTGCGTTCACCGGCGCCGCGAACGGGGCGACGCAGGCGAACGCGAACATCACGATCTCCGGCGCCACGATCTCCGTCGACAACACGTACGGCGTGTACATCGCCGGCGACCGCTCGAACGAGTCGGATGGCCTGCGGAACATCTGCTCGACCGGCCGGACGCTGCACCAGATCAACTCGGCGACCGCCGGGAACGGCTTCTGGGACTCCAACATCAAGGACTTCGCGCAGGCGAACCCCTCAGAAGACGGGATCATGCAGCTCGCACAGCAGATCCGCCAGCGCTCCGGGTTCACTCCCAAGTTCGGGATGATGACCCTGGGCGGGCAGCGGAGGCTCGCGAACACGTACACCTCCTACAAGCGATTCAACGACGGCAACGCGGTCGAATACAAGGGCGGCTACGACACGATCTTCGTCTCGGCCGGCGGCAACCCGCTGCCGATGCGAGCCGATGTCGACGCCCCCTGCGGGCAGTTCTTCCTGATCAACGACGACGGTCTCTGCTGGTCGCAGATCGGGGCGCCCGACTGGATGCAACCACCCGACGACAAGGGCTCCGTGTTCCAGCTGAAGTCCGGCGCCACCGCCGGCACCTGGCAGCGAATCTGGCAGGCGTGGTTGATCTGGGACGCCTGTCTCGTCAGCATTGCCCCTGCCAGGCAGGGCAAGGGGATCAACGTCTTCGACGACATACCAGTTGCGCGCTTGTAAGTCATCAAATACCTCAGGGTAGGTTACTCCATGTCTGTCCACTACGCACGCGATGGATGGTGCTCGGGTGGACATTGAGCCTGTGGGCGAGGTCGGCTACGTAACCGTAATACGGGACCGCGGTTCGGATCTCCCGGATCGCGGCTTCGGATAGCTTTGGCTTCCGGCCTCGCCGCTGGTTCTCGAAATTGGTCACGATCTCAAGATGGTCTGGATTGACGCACGCTCGATTACGGCAGAGATGATCGAGCTGTTTGCCGGGAGGAATTGGTCCCTTGGCTCGTTCGTAGTAGACGCGGTGGGCCGGGTGCATGCGTCTGGAGCCGTGCGGACGCATCTGTGCGTAACCCTTCTTTGAGACAAATCGTTGCCAGACCCAGCAGCCGTTCTCGTCGACGAGGTATTCGACGACGGGGATACGGGACTGGTGGCCGTGGATGTACTCCTGCGGCTCGCCCTTCTTGTAGCCCTTGCTGTTGACGGTCCGTGGCCGGGGATTGGTCCTCTGTCCGCATCCGTCGTGGCAGTAGCCATACGGGACCCGGCAGCCCGGCTCCCCGCATGTTGCCCCGTCACATAGCCTGTCTTCCTGCATCGGAAACCACCTTTCCGGTGTCGGGCCTCGGGGCGCTCACACGTCGCCGGGGCCGCTTATTTGCAGACATTTTACCTTCGCAAGCGGTGAAGGAGTGATGCAAAACGAGAGTCGAACCAGCATCGCTCGAACAGGTGATGCGAGCTGCCGACGGGCGCATGGTCCTGATCGACGCCGAGGCATCCTCGGTCGCCGCCGACCTGCAGAAGATCGACGAGCGCCTCAAGGTCCGCTTCGCCGAGACCGGCAGCCCGCCGTTCTGGGTCGTCTACTCGGAGGAGCGCGACAGCGAGGGCCGCACGCGCCAGCAACTGGTGCTGACCGCCAAGGCGCACATGACCGCCTCGGGCACCTGGGCCGGCCTCGACGAGCGGATCGTGCGCCGGATCGAGCAGATCGACTCGCACGGCCGCGGCGGCTACGACTACGCGGGCGAGCTCGAGCGGGAGACGCTCGCGCGCGAGCAGCGCTCGAGCGCCGAGTTCACCGAGCGGACCGGCGACGCCGGCGAGCGGATGGCGCACGCGGTTCGGCAAGAGCTCGGCCTTGGCTCTTACAAGGGTGGAATCTTCGTGCCGCGGGACATCGAATGAGGTGCAACCACTGTCACGGCCGAATGGTGCCGTGTGAGACCGGACTCGTCCCGGCAATGGCCTGCGTTGATTGCGGGCGGCTCGTGCCGCGCACGCGGGCGCCGGCGGTCAGGTTCTCCCGCGAGGATGAGCTGGCGCTCCGGCGTGCCGCGCGCCGGCAGCGAATGCGAAGGGAGATTGCGTGCAGCTCTCAGACATCGTGAACGAGGTTCTGGCGAACGGATTCGATCCGGTGTTCTTCGGCAGACAGCGGATCGTCAACTTCATCAACGACGGCTACTCATACATTTGCGCGGAAACGAACTTCACGGGCGACGAGGCAACCCAGGACTTCCAGACCGCGACCGGCACAAGCCTGTACCCGCAGCCAGCGGACCTGTCCGATGTTCGCAGCCTCAGAGACACCACTCGCCGCCTCCAGTTGCAGGCCGTCAGCCTGCGCGCAATGGACCGCTCCTCAGATCAGCAGTCGTCGCCAATCTGCTATGCGCTGAACGGCGCGAACTTTCAGCTGTGGCCGGTCCCGGACGGCATCTACCCGATCGAGTGCCGCTACTGGAAGATTCCGGCGCCGCTCGTTGCCGACAGCGACGTGCCGATCATTCCGGCGATGTGGCACTGGCTGCTGTGGACGTGGGCGGTCGGGCAGGGGTTCCGCGCGGAGGATGATGTGCAGCGTGCCAACGCGTGGGATGCGCGCTTTCAGAAGGGACTGTCGGACTTTACGGCGACGATCGTGTTCACCTCAGACATGGACACGCGGGCGAAGTCGATGTGGGCGCCGCAGCCGGTGCTCGGCCGCAGCTGGAGCACCTGGGGGGGGTGATGTAAGAGCGATGCCTAGCGGCCCGCCTCTTTTAGCTCAACTTTCGTGATTTCCACGGAGGCCTCAACGTTCTGGATTCGCCTCGCCTGCTCACGGACGATCAGTGCCGCGACTGTTTCAACGTGCAGGGCACGACCGCCGGCGCGATCGTCAAACGCGCCGGGCTCGTCACGTTCGCAACCCCTGCGAGCGCGCTGACGTCGCTGATCGCGTCGGAGTCGACGCCGACGAACGCGCTGGTCGGCGCGACCGGCACGTCGCTGTTGTCGATCGGCACGACCGGGACGGTCTCGACGATCAAGACCGGCGTGACCGCCGGCGCGCGCTGGGAGGGGCTGCTCGGGCCGGTCGTGTCCGGGCAAGGGCCGATGTACCTGATCAACGGGACCGACGCGCCGCAGCAATGGTCGGGCGCGACAGCGGCTACGGCGACCGTGAACTGGACGAGCACGTCCGGCAGCTTCAACGTCGGCGGGTTTACCGTCCCGAACGGCAAGTACTCGACGCAGGCAGGCAATCAGATGTACATCGCCGGCGTCCCGCAGTTCCCGAACCGCGTGTACATCTCGGCGCTGAACGATCCAACCCTGTGGGACCCGGCGATCACCTCCGGGGCCGTAGGGACGGGCGGCGCGGGCGCCGTCGACCTCGACCCGAACGACGGCCAGGTGATAACCGCAATCGGGCGCGTCGGGCCGTATGTCGCCGTGTTCAAGCCGCGCAAGGCGTATGTGATCACCGATCCGGCGACGCAGAGCGTCAGGCGCCTGTCCGATTCGATCGGCTGCGTATCGAACCGGTCGATCACAGCCGGCGCGCTCGGCACCTACTTCCTGTCCGAGGGGCGCGGCGTGTACGTCACGAACGGGTCGACGCTCACCCCGATCTCCGACAAGGTCCTGCCGTTGCTCACCCCGATCGCCGGGCAGGCGCAGAATGCCGCCGGGTTCTACTTCAACGGCCACTACTATCTGTCCGTTGCGTCGCAGGGCGCGGCCCCGAACGATCTGACGCTCGACTACGACGAGATCCTGCAATCGTGGTGGAAGCACTCGTTCGGGTCGAACGAGCTCGTCGCCTGGCACCCGGGCGGCGTCCCGCAGCTGTACTCGGCCAAATCCACTGGCGCGATTGTCGACCAGTGTTTCGCGCCCAATGTGACGCAGGACAATGGTGCGAACTTCACGTGGGTGTGGCGCGGCCCGTGGCAATCCCCGAGCTTCTACCGGCGGCGCATGTACCCGTCGACGTGGTATCGCAAGCGGCTGCGCCAGATCCGACTCGAGGGCTGGGGGAACGTCGACTACTACCTTGCGAAGGACTTTCTGCTCAGCGAATCGCTGATCCGCCAGAACTGTTTCCCGGGTACGCTGTCCGGGCAGGCCACGTTTGGCGGCCCCGGCATGTTCGCCGGCCCGATCGGCCTGTTCGGCGGCGGTAACCCGGTTGGCGAAGCGGACATTTTCTCGCTTGGCGTCGCGCGTGCGTTCAGCCAGGTGTTCTCCGCAACGTCGAACACGCAGGATGAGGTGCTCGCGTACACGCTCGCGCTGACCGACCGCGTCGACCGCTGGGACTAGAGAAGGAGCAAGCATGCCAGTCACTTTGACGATCCCGCAGGTTGGCCTTGCGAACGCGACGGAGGAGCCGAAGATCACCACTTCGCTGACGGCACTCAGCGCATGGGCGAACGGCAACATTGCCGACACGGACCTGCGCTCGCCGAACAGTGCGGTGCGCAGGCTGATGCTGACCGCCACGGCGATCATCGACGACACGATCGCGGCGGGCGACAAGATCTTCACGTCCGACGCGTACCCGGTCGCATCCGGCGCCGCCTGTTACAACCCGCCGCCAATGTGGGCTGGCGACTCCGGCGTGTCAGGCCAGCCACCCGACTTTCAGGTTGCGAACAAGAATGCGATGGCACGGATTCGCGCTGCGCTGGCGGTGACCGCCCCGCCAGGCATAACGGTCACCGTCGGCCTGTATCAGGTTACCGGGGTTGCTGCTGTCGGGCGCGCGATCTCGTACACGTTCGCCGGCGCGTACACCGGGTCAACGGTGCAGACGGTCAGCCCGGCGGCGGGGATTGTCAGGCTCGAGAGCGGAGAGTTCACGCTGCCGATGGCAGCGGCCGTGTACGCGCTCGGGGTGAACTTGTCCGCGTCGCTGCCGGTCAACAGTCCAATCGGGATCTCCGGGCAGCTGTACGCGTATAACACCTGATGCCGGTCAAGCTCCCGTACCAAGCGCTGCACGGCCTCGAGGACGCGCAGTACAACTTTGAGTGGATTCAGGCGCATTGGGGCGTGGGCGGCGGGGCGGTCGGCCCTCCCGGCCCGCAGGGGCCGCCTGGGCCTACAGGCCCGGCCGGCCCGGCCGGCTCCATATCCGACAACGGCATGCGCGTGTATGGGCCGACCGCCGCGACGCCGCTCCCGGCAAACACTTGGACGCTGATACCTCTCACTGGGGCGCAGAACGTGGTTGGCACGCCGCAGTTCACGCTGCTGACGAGCGGAGCGTATGCCGGCGCCTTGCAATGCAACACACAGGGCATCTACGACCTTGTGGGTGCGGTCCAGTTCGACCCTGCGAAGAAGGCGGGGATCATTGGCGTGTGGATGACCGAGATGCAGGTCACCGACACATGGGACCTGAAGCTGACAGCCGTGCCGACAGGCTCTGCGACACCGCTGATCGTCTCAGGCGAGGCGTTCCTCAACGTCGGTGACATCGTCGGCTTACAGGCATTCTCCGACACGGCCACCCAGACGACCAGCATCGCCAACACCGAATGGGCGTCGGCCGTGCGGATTGGGACGGGGCCGCAGGGACCGCCCGGCGGCGTCATGTATTCCGTGGTGATCGGTGACGGGTCATCGGCCACGTACACGATCACCCATAATCTCAACACGCAGGGGGTGCAGGTCGCCGTGTACCGCAACGCCGCCCCCTACGACGAGATCATTCCCGACATTCGCCACACCGATGTGAACACGGTGACGCTCGCGTTCGAGACAATTCCGACCGCAAACCAGTACGTTGTTGTCTGCTCTGGCCCAGGCAGCGCCGGCCCTGGTGACTTGCACTACACATTCACGCAGCTGACCGCCGCGGCAACATGGACGGTCGCGCACAACCTCGGCAAATATCCGTCCGTGTCGATCGTTGACACCGGCAACACTCAACTCATGGCCGACGTGCACTACGTCGACGCGAACAATCTCACGATCAGCTTCGGCGCCGCGACCAGCGGCAGCGCGTACATCAACTGACCGATGCCATCGCTCGGCTCACATCTAGCGTTCAACCAGTTCGAGGCGCGCAACGCCGTCATCCAGAACCTCTCCGCCGCCCCGTCCGGGCCGGTCAGGGGCCAGCTGTACTACGACACCGTCGCGAACGCCCTCTACTTCTACAACGGCACCATCTGGATCAGCGCCTCGGGCGGCACCCCCGCAGACGCGACGACCACCACCAAGGGCGTCGTGCAGCTCGCGAACGCGCTCGGCGGCACGGCCGCCGCGCCGGCGATCAACAACGGATACATCACCGATCCGATGGTCGCCGCCGCGAACAAGGACGGCGCGGTCGGCACCCCGTCGATGCGGACGCTCGGGGCGGGTGCTGTGCAGGCGCTGGCGGGCAACACACCGCTGAACTCGATTGCGCAGCCGGTCGCCGCCGTGAACTATGGCGGTCAGAATCTCAGCAACCTCGGCAGCCCCGTCGCGGCCTCCGACGCGGCAACCAAGAGCTACGTGGACAACACGGCAGCGGGCCTGAGTGCAAAGAACGCGTGCATTTGCGCCACGACCGCGAACATCACCCTGTCCGGGCTGCAGGCGATCGACGGCTACACGACGCTTGCCGGCGACCGGGTGCTGGTCAAAAATCAGACGACCACGTCGGCGAACGGCATTTACACTGCGGCTGCGGGCGCGTGGACGCGCTCGACGGACATGAACTCGTGGGCACAGGTCCCCTCCGCGTACTGCTGGGTTGAGCAGGGCACGACGCTCGCGGACACCGGCTGGGTTTGCACGAGCGATCCGGGCGGCACGCTTGGCTCGACCGCGATCACTTGGGTGCAGTTCACGGGCGCCGCGCAGATCACGGCGGGCGCTGGCTTGCAGAAGGCGGGCAACACCCTGTCGGTACTCGCTGACGGTACGACGATCGACACCGCGGGCGCGGGCTCGTCCGTCGAGGTCAGGGCGGGAGGGATTGGCGACGCGCAGATCGCCGCCGGCGGGCTGAACCCCACAAAGCTGTCGGCCGCCGTCGCGGTCGCGCAGGGCGGCACCGGTCAGACGACCGCCAAGACCGCCCGCGAAACCGGGTTGGGTGCGGCCGGCTACTACTCGGCGACTGGGCCGGGCTCGGCGGGCGCGTCATGGTCGATCACGCAGGCCACGCACGGGCTTCGGGCGCAGCGCGGCATTCAGGTCCAGGTGCAGGACAACACTTCCGGCGCGGTCGAGCTGCCCGACGTCACGGTCGACGCCTCCGGCAACGTGACGATCACGTACGCCGTCTCGCAGACCGTCAACGCCAAGCTGGTCGTCTTGGTCGGCTGATGCCCGACGTTGTTGGACACCTCACGGTCCCGGTCACGACCCCGGCGCCAGCATCGCCCGTCCGGGGGCAGATGTACTACGACACGGCCACGAACATTCTCTACTGGTGGAACGGCACGGCTTGGGTCGGTGGCCCGGGCACGACGAGAGTCGCGAGGGCATACCGAAACGCGGCCATCACCGGCCTCGCGAACGCCGCTTGGACCGCCCTCCCCACGGACACCGCCTCATACGATCCCGGCGGCAACCTCAGTGCGGCGAAGGATCGCTACACATGCCCGACGACCGGCTACTACCACTTCAACGCCACCATCGAAGGCGGAGGGTCCGTCTCCGGCGTCGCGATCGGCGCCGCGATCATGAAGAACGGCACGGTCGCCGCAGCCGGGGCCATCTCTCAGGTATCGAACACCGCCTCTCCCATCGGTGCCAGCGTCAGCGACATCGTCTCGTGCAACGCCAACGACTATCTCCAGCTCGCCTACGGCATCTGGACCGCCGCCAGCGCGACGATCTACACCGGCGCCAGCGCAACTTGGTTCTCGGTCGTCTGGGTCGGCTGAATCCGCAAAGTAAAGGCGCGGCGGACCCGGGCTGCTTGCCGTCGTCCGCCACGCGATATATGAAACCGGAGGAAACGTATTGGCTGACATAGTCGGACGATTCCGAGCCCCGTCCCTCGCCGCCGCGCCACCGTCCCCCGCGCCCGGCGAGCAATACTACGACACCACTCAGAACGCCCTGTTCTACTGGAACGGCACAACTTGGGTATCAGTCGTCGGCCCGGCCCTGTCAGCATCGCCTGGTGATCTGATCGTCAGCGCCGCCGCCACCAGGGGCGGCGCCCTGTTATGCGACGGGTCGGCCGTGTCACGCACCACGTACAGTGCCCTGTTCGCCGCGATCGGCACCGTGTACGGCGCTGGCGACGGCTCGAGCACATTCAACCTGCCCGATTACAGGGGCCGGGTCATACTGGGCGCGGGCGCGGGCGCGGGCCTCACGAACAGGGTGCTCGGAACGAGCGGCGGTGAGGAGGCGCACCTCCTCGCATCCACAGAAATGCCGGTGCATGCCCATATCATCAATGGTGCCGCAACGGGCATGGGTGTGAGCGATCCCACGCACGGGCATTCCTCCCCGGCAACGATCTACAACACCGGGCCGACCGGTACGAATATGAACAACTTCACGACCGGGACGGGTGCAACAGGCCTGTTCCGCACCAACAATCTGCCAACCAACAATATTGGCACCGGCATCACGCTCACCGATCCCACCCACGCGCACATTGCGCAGACCGCGGGCGGCGGCGCTGGGCACAACAACATGCAACCGTGGGGCACGGCCAACGTGTTCATCAAGATCTGAGCCAATGGCACTTCCAACTCCACCCGTCAAATTGCCGTCACCCGCGCGAGTTACCCGCATGGGCGGTCGCACCGTTCCCACAAGCGTCATGCCCGGCTACGAGGGCCGGCTGACCGGCGTGGCCGCGGGCACTCCAGGCTCGACCGTTGTTCGCACGCCCGCGCCGCCGAGGCCGCCGAAGCCGACTTACAGTGCGACCACCATCACGAACCCGCCCGTCACAACCCCTCCTCCGAGCCCGCTCGACTCCGTCTACTTTCAGAATGTTGCCGCGTATGGGCGGCAGGCGGCCGACAGGATCGCCGGCTACCAGCAGCAGCAGCAGACGGCCGCGAACGCGCTGCCGACGTTCGACTACACCTCGGCGCCGGAGAACCTCGCCACCGGAGCGTTCGCCGGGCCGGGGCAGGCGCTTGCGCAGCAGCATGCGGCACAGGTGCTTGCCGCGCAGATCGCCGCCAACCGCCGCGGCGCGCTGTCGTCGACGTCGCTCGCCCAGCAGCTCGGCGGCATCGACCAGAGCTACCAGGGCCGTTACGCGACCGCTCAGTCGAACTATCAGAACCTCGCCAATCGGATCGCCACCCAGATCGCGGCGGCAAACGATGCTCAGCAGGTCTACAACGCCGACCAGTACCGGCTCGCGGTCGAGCGTGCGAGCGCCCTGGCGCAGAAGAGCCCGGCGCTCGGACAGCCGACGGCGCCGCTGACAGCACCGGCCCGGGTGCCACCGAAGGGCGCGCCCGCCGGCTCGCGATTCTCGGGAACCAGGCCGCCCGGCAACTGGCGCGGGATCGGCGGCGGCTGGTGGGCGCCGGTGAAGGTGGGGAGATAGATGGCGATCACGACGCTGCCCGCGAAGCCGGGACAGGCCGCTCGAGCGGCGACACTGCCCGCGAGGCCGGGACAGACCGCCCCGGCGATGGCGCTGGTGCGAGTGTCGGCCCCGAACATCGTTCGCTCGGGCGTGCAGCCGGCCGCGCCCAAGGGCGGCGGTCGCTATGTCGGGATCGGCGGCGGCAACTGGAGGCTCCAGGGCGCGACCGGAACGGGGCCTGCCAAGCCAGCGGCGGCGCCGGGCCCGTATGCGAACCCGCTGTACCAGCCCGGAGCGGTGCTGTCGGGCAAGCAGCTCGCGGATGCGGCGACGGCGCTCACGAACCTCAAGTACGACCCGGTGATCAACGCGCTCAACGCGCAGATCGCGCAGAACACCAAGCAGGGCGCCGCCGCGCAGCAGGCGACCGCCGGCTACTTCAACCAGCTCGGCCAGTATGCGCAGCAGTCGGCACAGAACGTGCGCGACATCGGCGCCGGGCTGAACACACAACTTCAGCAGATCGGGCAGGGCACGCAGGCGGCGCTCGATCAGTTCGGGCAGCGGGCCGTCACCCCGTACCTGCAGTCGCTGACCGCGCAGGGCCTCGGCGGCGGCGCTTCCGATCAGCTCGCAGCCGCACTTGCGAGCCAGCGTTCGCTGGCGGCGCAGAACGCTGCGGCGAACCAGGCGTTCGGTGCGAAGGTCGGCTCGGACGCGGCGACGCTCGCGGCGCAGAACCTTGGCACGTACGCGTTGCGCGGCCAGGAGCGGCTCGGGGAGATCACGCAGGCGACGCGGCTCGCGCAGCAGCCGCTCGAGACGCAGCTTGGAACGCAGCGCGTCGCGAAGGGACAGGCATATGCGACGAACCTGGGAGCTCTGCGCCAGCAGCAGTTCGCGAACTGGGTGGCGCAGCAGGGCCTGGGCCTCAAGTCGGCGGCGATTACCGCCGCGAACCAGCGCACGCAGGCGCAGATCAACGCCGCGAACCGGCGCGCCGCAGCGGCCCAGACGGGCGCGACACAGCGGGCGCAGATGAACATCGATGCTCGAGCGATTCAGGGGAACCTGAACCGGCAAGCGCGCCAGCAGATCGCGTCACAGGCCGATGCGACACGCAAGGCGATCGCCGCCGGTCGAACATCTGCGGCCGCCGGCAAGCCCGCCAGTCCTGCCGCGCAGCGAGTGATGTGGAATGAGATCACCCGTGTTCAAGGCCGGATCAGAGATTTGACTGCAGCGATCAGCAGGTTTCCAGGCGCGACGCGGACCGGGCCGAAAAGTATCGGCAGACAGGTGTTTCGGGCACTCAACCAGGGCATCATCTGGGCGCCACCGGACCCCAACGCCAAGTCCAAGGCACTACAGAGCTGGCATTGGGCACATGTCCCGGTGGTCGGTGACCAAGGTCTTCTCACGGCCGCGTTCCACAGTCTCAGCGGCGGCCTGATGCCGGCTGATGTGGCGTATCTGCACAACATGGGATTCACGATCGGGAGCCGGATGCCGATCCAGGGGCCGCGTGGCGGCACACCGAACGCGCCCACGCGCGGCGGCCTGTTCTGATGCCTGCGCTCGGCGGCATCCCCCGAGCGCCAGTCCCGTCGCCTCGGCCACCGCCGCGAGGCGTCCCGAGCGCCGCCTCGGTGATGCTCGCCACGGCGCCGCGGCCGGTGTTCCGGCCGCCACCGCCGAGCCTCAGCACCGGCTACAACCCGCGCGGCGTGGCGATCGTCGCCCCGCGACCCGCACCGGCCCCGCGGCCCGCTCCGACCTTCAAGCCGCCATCGCCAGCGCCGGTGAACCTGCGCACCGGAGCGACGCCGCGCG